AATCTAAACCTTGTCTTTCTAATACTACAAACCAAGGGTCATTACCACCAACTGCTTTAAGACCATTGATGACCCATGCCTCAGGTCCTTGTGTTACAGCCGTAGATAACTGACTAAATCTTTCATTTGGTTTTCTCTGTCCTGTTCTATCAGGAAAGTTATACACAGCGATTGTAATTTGTGCTTGTCCAAGTTCTGGTATATTATGTAATCTTTTAATTGTATCTGTTTCTAATGTGTATGGTGTCTCACCATAGAATACATCCTCAGACTTTGTACTGGCACAACCAGAAGCAAAACATAAGACCGCTAACACCGCAGCTACGTGTGGAAAAGTTATACTCATCTTAAAATACAAAATCGCCAACTGGCACGGACATAGTTGTTACTGAGCCATCTGGTGATGTAATTGTTAATGTGATTATTTCTGTGGTTGCGTCTTTAACCCAGTAGATTGTAGAACCTTCTACTTCCGCTGTACCACTTGATGGACATGTACCAGAACATTCTGTCCCGAACATATTATCTACTAACTGTTTTGATAAGTTAGCATAAATTCTACTCTCTACGTTTTTAATAAACTTATTGATTGTAGTATTGTTTTCTAAACGAGCAGCCGCTGCGGCCGCTGACTTAGCGTCATCGCTTACATTTTTTTCTCTACTGTATCTTAATTGTTCAAGTGAGAGTACATGTGTACTATATCCATTTCCAGAGAAAGAAGGATTGGAAAAATCATGTGTCAATTCACTTGCGGAACTAGGTGTCGAAAGCACATAAAAAAACATACCTAGCACCAATAATTTTAGTGCTTTCATATGCTAGTATTTATATAAAATAGGTAATAGAAACGAACAATATGACGTAATGTATCATCTGGTCAGTCCAGATAGATGACCAAAACATTCTATTATTTTTTACTTGTAAATATTGAGAGTTAATTCTTGAAGTAAACCAGTCTTGTATCCAATGCAATATTGCCATGAGTAAAACCCAACCTAGCATATTATAGAATACTACAATAAAAGGTAAAATGTATGCTCCAACATGAGCAGATAGCCAATAATTTGAGCTACTCTTTTGTGTTGCCATCTTCTCTGTTTGAAGAAGGCCGTCTCCTATCCAATGACAAATTATTATCTTTATTATTATTGCTAATTCCATCTTTTTCCTCATTCTCTCTCATAGCCAAAATTGTATCTAACTTTGACCGTAATCTGATTAAATCATTATCTAACATTCTAATTCTATCAATTAGTAAGATAGTGGTGTATTGTGCTTTGTCTAATTTCTCTATTATGTTTTGTGTAACATATGTATATATGAAGTATATAAACCAACCCATAGCAATTGCTGCCACGGTAGCAAAACCATACTGGTTTAACATTTCTATAATGGGTGATGTTACTTCAACTTCTATCATCTTTATCTTTATCAATTTCCAATTTTGCTAATAGTGTCATTAAACCAATACTAAGCGGTAATGCTATTAACAAAAATAATATTGCATGTTCTATTGTCCACATTAATCTTTCCTTGCGTCTTCCTTACCATCTGCTCTAGATATTCTATCCATGTCAGGTTTTACATTGAGAGCACTACAAACTAAAATATCAAGTTTAATTAAATCATGGTTCATAGTTTTTACTCTATTGTCCAAAGATCCTATTAACATTGTAATTGTTCCTACTTGTCCCACAACTCCTGCAAGAATATATTTAAGAATAATGTAAATAAAAACACCCATAACAGCTGCTGCCGCTACGGGTAAACCAAATTGTACTAATATGTCTAGAAATAAATCCATGTTCTATTTATATGAGCGCCTCAAAGAGAGGCGCCCAATCTGTTAGCGAACAGGAGAGAGTATTAGTCGTTAACTAATTTACTAAAGTAATTCATAGTATCGTCCTCATCATTACTAGGGGAGGTATTTGATTGAGGAGGTTCACTTACTTTAGGCTCACTAACTGGTACCTCAACAGCACTTACAGGTGGGATATCTATCTCGTCTGCTGTTGTGGTTTTTCCTGTACCATAAACAACTTTTTCAAACTTGGCTTTCAAGTCGTCATAAGATTTGAAGTTAGTGGTAGCAGAAAACTCTTTTAATGGTAATTGTTTTTTCCACAATTCTTCTATTTGTTCGTCACTATCTTTTACTTTAGATGGACCTTCAAATTCAGATTTGTCGTAGTTCCAATAACCATCAACTTTTCTAATTTTTAACTTGAAGTTAGCACCTTCCCAAAAATCAAATGGGTTGATTGCTTTTTCATCAGCAAACTCAGGTTTCATTGCTTCAGTAATCTTATCAAAAATTTTCTTACCAAATTTATATAAGAATGTTCTACCTTCATTCTCCGGGTGTGCCGGGTCTGAAACTACAACTATGTTAGTAAAATAGGAAAGCTTTCTTTTTCTTTTTCTGGCAATCTCTTTATCAGCTTCTGAACCAGTATTCCATAATTTAGAATTTTCTTCACTTACTGGATCTTTTTGACCAAGTGTGGTCAAACTATTCTCAATATACCAACCACCAGGTCCTTGAAAGGCATGAGACCAAACTCTTGCCCAAGGTAATTCTTCTCCTTCTACGGCAGGTAAAAAACGAATTACTGCATAACCATTACCAGTTTTATCTAGTTCAGGTTTCCAGAATCTATCGTCACTTGATGAATTTTGATTTGTTGTTGGGGATGTAACCTTTTCTAACTCTTTTGTTAGTTTGTCGAAGTTACCACGACTTTGTTTTAGATTTGCGAATGACATTGTATTCTCCTTTGTATTCGTTGTATTTGTATAGTGTCTATATTAGCGACATTACTATATATAAAAGTTTTCACTCTGCTCGTAAAAAAAGTTATCACTCAGCCGTTCGTGGGATTTACCTGGTGGAATACCCACAATTTTTCAGGAAGGATCCAGATTCATTTTTCATGAGATAAGGTCCCTACTAATAAACAACCTTCTAGTGTCTTGACCCGTTTGGGCACTACCCTCTAGACGATTTGCCTTACGCCTCCTTAAGCGTTGTTCAGCCAGAACGATAAACAGGTTGCAACCTGCTCATTTCTGCTGAATGATAACTATATTATACCATATTCCAGACTAAAAGTCAAGGGATAATTTGGTATAAAACTCACTTTTTTTCAAATAAGATAGATTAGGTATACTATCCCATTGAGGCATTCTCTCTGATATTTGGTTATTTTCATCAGGATTAACCTTTATAAACTGTATATCTTTATATCTAACCATTACACGACCCATTTGAACCACCCAATTTTGTGGTGTTATGGCACTTTCGTCTGAGGATAGATATCCATGTGTCTCTTTATAGAGATTGTTAATAAAATCTGTTGTACTGTACATGTCCATACCTATTAGATAACATGTTTTAGGGTTCTCTACTTTACATGCTATGTACATTGCTGTTGCACCTGATGACCAACCAGGATCTTCGGGTCCAGCATTATCTGCTTCCCAACCACCCAATGCATAATAGTCATTCATTATATCTTTTAGTAATGTTATATTCTGATCTGCTAAACCATATGTCCAAGTGATATAAACATTTTCAAATCCATCACCTTTCCATCTATCATTAGGTCTATTTTTATTTACTGTTGATTGACCATGTATAACAAAATTAACATAATAATTTTCAGGTGTATGTTTCCATTCTCTTACCTGAGGATCTTTCATGTTTAGTGTTTGTGCCTCTTTCATCATATCATAATGTTCATTAGGCATGTTTTCCCAATCTCTAAAATAAACTCTATTATTGTCACAATAACCACTACGATATATTTCATGTTCTAACATAGGGTCTACTGCAATTAAACCATCAACTTCATGTTCTCTATACAAAGCATTACAACCCCATACTTTACCTTTTGCTTTTAGTAATTCAACATCAATGTTTTTACGACTTTCACCATTACCTAAAACAAATAAATTTTCTGTCATTGTACCATTTTTCTGAGTATTAATTTCATTCGTTCTTTGTTGTATGTCATGAAAGGTCCATATTTTATTATCTTGTTTTTCAATGTCGGCCATATTATATCATCCTTTATTCGTTTACTAAATTGTTGT